CTCCTTCCTTGGTGTCATCAGTGGGTCAATCTTGAGTAAATTTTTATTCAAGTATGACACACAGGTGATACCGTTGGATTGACAACAGCGCAGGCCTCGTGCACTCTGCTCGAAGGCTCCTCTGGGTGAGATCGGTGATCAACATTCCATCGATTTTGTCCCTACGGAAGTTTGCGACCATAGACATGGCTGCTGGTCCGTAGTAGACAAACCAGAGGGGTACCAAATTCCAATGACTGTGTATTATGGCTGCATTCAAAATGAGTTGCGGTCTTTACATAATAGGCATTTGGTGAGCAGAGTGCTACCATCCCTTCCCACGGTGCGAGCTGTGGCTGCACATTTTCATTGTGTGCGACCTAAGCGAAGGTTCTGTACACTTACAGACCAAGAGGTGATATGGTTGACACCAAGTCACCGTCGGGCTCGGGTAATCCAGGCTTTGGAGGACTTTCAGACCAGAGGGTTAATGGATAAAGATACAATGGTTCATGGCTTCATCAAACACGAGAAGGCGGGAGACGACTTAACGGACCCTAATGAGTTAAAAGATCCTAGACTCATTCAATTTCGGTCCTTTGTGTTTACAGCTCAATTTCAGCGAGTGTTGATGCCAATTGAACATTGGATATTTGGCTGGTGCCAAAATTTCCAACCTTCTGGATGTAAGGAGGAATAAATGTTTGCCAAAGGTATGACGACGCGCCAGGTTGGTAATTGGGTCAATGTTCAATGGTGCAAATATGATCTTCCACGGGCAGATCTCTATGATGTGTCTAGATTTGATGCACATATGAATAAATATGTCCGCGAGTTGATAGAATTTGCGCTTTACGTTGACTGCAATAAGGCATGTAGTGAGTATGTGGCCGTGATGCGTAAAAATCGGGGCGTTACACGGAGTGGTATTAAGTACCGCACCAGCTATACCATGGGATCCGGGGAGGCATGTACCTCACTCGGTGATAGTGTAGTGATGGCTGCGGTTGAAGAATACATTTATCGTGAGGTACCACATAGTAAGATCATACTTGGTGATGACTCAGTTGTGATTTGTGAAAACGAATTCACACCTGATTGGCGAATATTTGAGGAATGTGGTTTGCCAATTAAGTACGACTCAACAAACATGATTCATGGTGTTGAATTTTGTCAGAGTCGGCCGTGCAGGATCAGTGGACATTGGAGAATGGTTAGGAACCCCGAAAGGGTTATGAGTCGTTCTACCGATTGTATCCACCGGTTCGTTAAACATAGCACATATGGCGATTGGGTGGCGACTGTTGGTGAAGGTGAATTAGCCGT